GACTCGCGGTCGTCGTCGACCTCGCTGCGGGTGACGTACAGCGCCGGCACCCGGGTGTCGGGTGTGCGCGGGATGTACGGCTGGACGACCTTGAACGGGCCGCCGTTGACGGTCAGCAACGCCGGCAGCGTGTCGACCTGGGTGAGCCATGCGGCTTCGCGATCGCACGCGTCGTCGATGTCGTTCACGGCCCTCACTTCCTGCGCCGGCGGCGCTGCTCTCGTCGGTGCCGGGCAGCGCTCTTGTGCCGGTGCGGGGCGTGGTGGGAGTGCGCATGCCGTGCGTGGGATGCGTGGTGATGCGCGGCCGCGCGGTGGTGCGTCGGGCCGCGCTTGCGGGCGTTGATCGAGCCGCGCCGGTGAACTGCGTTCTTGCTCGCGCCCGGCTTCTTGGCCGTGGTGCGGCGCTGCTGGGCGCGTTTGCGCATGGCGGCGCGCAGCTTGGCCCGGGTCGCGGCCGACTCCGGTTTGCCCTTGCGTTTCTTCGCCGCCGCGCGCAGCTTCGCCTTGGTGGCCGCGGACATCGGCTTGTGCTTGCGTTTCTTGGCGGCCGCGCGCAGTTTCGCCCTGGCCGCCGCTGAGAGGGCGTGGTGCTTGCGCCGCTTGAGTGCGGCGCGCAGCTTGGCCCGGGTCGCGGCCGACATGGGCTTGTGCTTGCGTTTCTTCGCCGCCGCGCGCAGCTTCGCCTTCGCGGCCGCCGACAGCTTGTGGCCGCGGCGCCGGTGCGTGACGGCCATCTACGTGCGGCCGTAACCGACGAGGATGTCCGCTGCGCGCGAGCGCAGGCCCTCCGAGTCGTGGCCCGTCGACGCCTTGGGGTCCAGCTCGTCGATGATGTGCGCCGCCGCCAGGTACTTGCAGGCGCGAGAGAGGTCACCGGGAACGGTCTGGTAGCCGCCGGAGTAGGTCACCTTGATGAAGGACCCGATTGGCACGAACACCCCGAGCGAGATGAACACGTGCCCGGTGTCCGGATCTGGCTGCTGGAACTGGCCCGAGTTGAGGATCTGCGAGCCGCCGTAGGAGCGGTCGACCGTGATCGAGACGTTCGAGTACTGCCACAGCTCCGGGTAGCGGGGCGCGTACTCGTCGAGCCAGACGTGCCGCACCAGCGACATGGCGCCGAGCGAGTAGGCGTAGGAGCGGCCGAGCTGCCCGTAGATGTCCAGCGGGAGGTTCCCGCTTCCGGCGTACTCGTCCGGGTCGACCCCGGTGGCCCGATGCGACTCGGTCTTGGTGAACGGTGCGAGCCTGCGCTCGGCCTGGCCCTCGCACTCGCGGGTCGCCTCGATCAGGGCGTCGAGGATCGACTGGGTCGAGTAGTTGCGGACCAGGTCGGCGTAGGCGCCCTCGGTGAACTGGGCGACGGTCGCGAGCGGGGTGACGCTGTCGGCAGCCAAGAGGAGGTCACCCCCTCGGCGTCAGTCCAGGACGACGATCCAGTCCTGCGCGAGCAGCTGCTCGTGCGTGGGACCGGCCCACGGCGAGATCTGGCCGTCCGGGGTGTGGATGTCGATGTGCGGGCTGTAGGTGACCTGCGTGCCGACCAGCTCCGGAGCGGCTTTGCCCAGCGGGCGGTCCGCGGCGACCGTGATGGTCGAGCCGGGCACCAGCACCAGCCAGCAGCCCTCCGGCATGCTCTTGCGAGCGATCCTTCGGCCGGCCTTGAGCGCCAGGAGCGCGCCGCCGAAGTCGAGGTCGTCGTAGAGCGCGAGGATCGCGCCGGCGTCCATGTCAGGCCACCATCGGCGGCCAGAACGCGACCAGCCGGCGGGCTTCGGGCGTCGGGTACAGCTCGTCGAGCTCCGCCTCGCTCAGGCGCCGCTCGAACAGGTAGATCGACGTTCGATGCTCCGGGTTGGCCGAGGTGTCCGACAGCACGCGGACGTTGACGCTGTATCGGGGCAGGCCGAGAGAGTCCAGCGACTCGTGCGGCCAGACCCGCGTGATGACCGCGGGCGCCACGTCGGCGCCGTTGTTCTCACGCGGATCCATCAGCACGTGCACGGTGCGGCCGACGGCTGGCTTACTCATGCCTCAGCCTTCGCGGACTTGGCACGCGACGCGGCGGGCTTGGCACGCGCGGCGGCCGGCACCGCGCTGGGCGCCTCCGCGACGGCTGCGGCCGGGATGGCGTCCGCCTGCGCGGGCACCGCCGGGGCGGGCTCGGCGACCGGCGCGGCGGCCTGGACCTCGTCGACGGGTGCCTTCGCGGCCTCGGGTACCTCGGGCGCGTCCGGTTCGGGCTCGGGGAAGACGATGCGGAAACCGCCGTCCGGGATGTGCACCAGCTCGGCTGCGTGCGCGTCCTCGACCTCGACGATCGCGCCGTCGGTCTTCCACTCGTAGCCGAGCGAGCAGGAGCCCGCCCGGTCCTTCTGCACGGGAATCACTTCAGGGTCCTCCGTTGAGGAAGTCAGGGGTTTGGTGAGCGCGCCACGGCCCGGCCCCGCAGTAGGGGCCGGGCCGCAGCGAGCGACGGAGGATCCGTCAGACGGCGACCGCGACGCGGTTGAGCCGACCGGCCCACTTCGGCGCGCGGATCGCCAGCGTGGTGTCGTCCACCAGGGCGAACGGCAGCTGGTCGGGCGCGTTGGTGGTCGGGTAGATGTCGATCGGCATGAACTCACGCACGTACGGGCGCACGAGGTTGTTCTTGTCCCTGCTGTGCAGGTAGATCGACTCCAGGCCCTGAGCGGGCGGGAAGTAGCCGGCGTTGGTGCCGACGTACACGGTCGGGGGGACCGCCGGGACGGTCGCGCCGTTGGACGGGACCAGCGCGGTGCCGGTGTCCGTGATGGTCGTGGTCAGGATCGGGGTGACCCCGTCCGCGGCCAGGCCCACGGTCGCGTCCACGTAGCCGAGCAGGGTCTCGGTGCCGGTCGCACCGCCCGCGATGGTGCGGTAGACCTTGTACAGCGTCGGGCTGGCGCCCTCGAACCCGCTGGGGGTCGCGAACGCGAGCGCCACCGCGTTGGTGGAACCGGCCGACGTGGTCGCCGAGACCTCGGCGCAGGGGATGGTCTCGCCGGAGCGCGCCATCACCGCGGTCACGACGTACTTGTACGTCGAGGACGCCGGCAGGGTGCCGCCGGTCGCCGCCGGGGTCGCCGTCACGGTGCCGAAGGTCACGTTCTTGGTGCTCAGGAACGAGCTCTTGACGAGCGGGATGTCCCTGTACGTCGGGACGATCAGACCGGCCGCGACCTCGACCTGGCCCATGAACCGCTGCTGGGCCTGCAGGAGCTGGCTGATCTTCGAGACGGCCGTGTTGCTCATGACCATCTGCCAGCTGTCGTCGAACACCGCCATCGCGGCGTTGCTCTCGACCATGTCGATCAGCTCGTCGAGCATCGCCAGGGTCAGGGTGTTGCCGCCCTTGTCCTGCGCGTTCTGGTTCGCGCCGGAGAAGATGTTGATCTGGGAGTCCAGACCGTCGAACTGCGGGCGCGCGCCGTTGATCGTGCTCGCGCTGTTCGCCCAGAGCAGAGCGGTCTCCAGGTCCCAGGTCAGGCCCCGGACAGCGCCCTCGATTTCCGTCTGGCGCAGGTCACCGATGACCTCCTGGGTCACGGCCTGCGCGTAGCCGGTCACGGCACCCACGACCTGCAGGTGCTTGATCTGGAAGTTGTTCTGCACGTACGTGCTGTTCACGACGGGCACGGCGCCGCCGTCAACCACGAAGCCGCCCTGCGCGAGCTGCGTCCTCTGGTTGAAGTAGTAAACGTCCGAATTCCACTTGACCTTCGGAATGGACGCGACGAGCGGCGAGTACCGGCGCTGGTACTCGACGAGGATGGCGTCGATGATCTTCGGGACCAGCGCGCCAACGCCGGCCACCGTGAGCGCTTCGCGCAGCTCACTGGACATGGGGGTGCCCTCCAAACGGGGTCCACGGGGGTTGATTCAGGGGTCGTGGACCGTCGCCGCCTCGGGGGCACCAGCCATCTGGGCTGGCGGTCGGAAACGCGGAAGGGGCCTGACGCGGTGTCAGGCCCCTTCCTTAAGGGGTAGTTCTTGTGGTGCGAGGTCAGCCGCCGATGCGGGACTTCGCGCGGGAGCCGAGCACGTGCGCCTCGAGCGCCGGGAAGATGTACTTCTCGCGCTCGGCCTGCGTGTACTTCGACAGCTCCTTCTGCGGCCAGTCCGACGGGACGCCGAACTCGGTGATGCCGATGGTGCCGCCGGCGCCCGGGGTGGGCGCGTGGGTCTCGTTGACCGGCTCGGTCAGGCCCTTGCGCTGCCCGACGGCGAGCTGGCCGCTGTCGCGCATCTCCTGCAGCTGCAGCGTCAGGCGCTCGTTGACCAGGCGCTCGATGCGCGCCTCGTCGGTCTCGGTGACCGCAGCAGGCGCGGCCGGCGCAGCCGCCGGCGCGGGCGCCGCTGCGGCCTCGGTCACTGCGGGGGCGGTCGCGGCGGGCGCGGCCTCGGCCGGCGCAGCCGCGGCGGGAGTGCCGCTCACGCGCGCCATCAGCGCGGCGAACTGGGCGTCGGTCAGGGTGACCGTGCCCGGCACCGCAGCCGCGGCGGGAGTCTCGGGGGTGGCGGCCGTGGTGTCGGCCGCGGCCGCGGCAGTGGTGTCGCTCATCGCGACCTCCTCGGTGTGGGTGTCGGCCGCGCCGATCTGGTCGGCCGCGTCCGAGGCGGCCTCGGTGGCGGCCTCGGCGGGTTCAGGAGTGCCGTGCGCCACGGAGGGCGCGTCGGGCGTCTGGGGGGCCGCTGGAGCGGCTTCCGTGGCGTCCTCGTCCGGACGGGACGAGTCCGTCATGTCGTGGTCGGTGTCCTCGGCATCGGCGCCGGGCACGTCCATATCGCCATCGAGGTCCGGGTCGATCGTGGTCAGCGCCTTCATCGCGCCGTCCATCGCGGCCCGGCCGATCGCGGTCAGGTCGTGCGGGTCGATGCAGTAGGCGCTGACCGTGACGCAGGTCGGGCCGTTGCTGACCGTGATGCAGTACGAGCCGGCGTGCTCCGGGTCGTAGTACTCGGCCAGGCCGCCGCTCTCGGTCAGCGGCTCGATGTCGATCAGCCACCGCTCCTTGGTGACCTTCACGCCGAACTTGTCCAGCGCCGAGGTGATGCGCGAGCGGATCCGCTTGAGCTGCGCGGCGTTGGCTCGCTCGACCATCTTGCCGATGGCCTCGCGGGTGTACTTGCGCTTGTTGAGGGACACGCCAGGTCGCAGTCCGATCCCGGAAACCCGGGCGATCGTCATGGACGACATGCGGCCCCACCCCCTTTCAGGGAACGGGGCCGCCAGGCGGCCAAGTAGCGGGTTAAGCGGGCGCTTAGGTCAGCGGCCGAACAGGCTGATCTGGGTCAGGATCGACGGGGTCGCGCCGGTCACGGTCCACGAGACGCGGCCCCACTCCGGGATCACGAGCGGCTTGGTCGCCACGTGCAGGCCGCCGGCGATGCTCGCCGACCCGACGGCGTTCAGCGGGGCGGCGAGCTGCAGCTGCGCCGGGTACAGGTTGCCGTCGTCGTCGAAGAAGTCGAGCTGCACCTGCAGCGTGGTGCTGGCGGAGATCTGGGAGACGGTCACAGCCAGCCAGACGTCTGCGATATCGCGCAGGTCGACGTTGCTGTGCGGGCTCGCCGGGGACTGCCATCCGCCCGGATCCGAGCTCCCGGAGCCGGTGAGCGTGGTGCCCAGGCCGGAGCCGCTCAGCGACCAGACCCGTGTGGCAGAGGGCGTATTCAGCTTCACAGTGCCCTCCCGGGGCTGCTTAGAGGTACGGCATGAACGTGTCGGGGTTCAGCGCCGCGGCGAGGGTGCAGCGGCACAGCGGGTGCCGGCCGGGGCGCGGGCAGTTGTCGGGGGAGTACGGGCCGTTAGCCTCGTTCTCTTCGCAGACGGGGCATACGCGGTTGTCGCCGGCGGTCAGCCAGTCGATCGACTTCACGCCCTCGCTGGTGTAGAGCGCGAGGGCGCCGTCCGAGACGGCGGCGGTCATCAGCCAGTCGGTCACGAACGCCGCGGCGGCGGAGTCGACGCCGAACGCGGCCTCGACCGCGTCGCTCAGCATGCTGTAGTCGGCCTGCCGCTCCACGAGCGCCGCCAGGACGGGGCCGAGGTCGTACGCGGTCTTCTGCAGCAGCTGGGTGAGCCAGGTGTTGCCGATCCCGGCGATCAGGCCCTTGTAGTCGGACAGCGCGTCGAGCGCGTCCTGGAACGCCAGATCCCACTTGAAACCGAAGGCGTTGCCGCGGTCGGCGGCGATCGCGAGCGCCGCGGTGGTGCCCTCGGCGCGCCCGTAGAGTACGGCGGCCGTCAGGGCGTCGCGCATGTCGCTCCAGCCGGGCAGCTCGGCCAGCCACTGCAGTGCCCGGTAGATCGCGGCGCGGATCGCGCTCAGCGCGTCCTTCGCGGTCTCGCCCAGGCCCTCCTGCTTGGCGGTGTCGAGCGCGGCCTTGGCGACCTTCCCGATCACATCTGGGTCGGCCAGCTCGTGCCAAGCGGCGCCGACCAGCTTGGTCTGCTGCGCGATGACCTGCTCGCGGCGCTTGTACGCGACGGCCCAGGTGCCTTCCAGGTGGCCGAGCCGCAGCGTGGCTTCCATGACCTCCATGAGGTTGTCGCCGAGCACGGGCATGGCGAGCGCCGCGGCGTACCCGGCCTTCACGCGCGGGGTCAGGGGTGCTGCGGCGGCCGAGAGGCCGGCGCCGTAGCCGATGCGCGCTGCCTCGCGCAGGTCGTCGATCGTCGGCGCCATCTCCGGCTCCTCCTACGGGCAGTCCTCGGAGCGGTGCCAGGTGCCGGTGCAGTCGCACCAGCAGCCGCATTCGAGCTGCAGGTGGGCTTCGGGGTCGCCGCATTCGGCCGGCCCGATCCACGGGGGCAGCTTGACCGGCACCGGCCGCTCGGGCTCGCGGGTGAGGGGGAAGGTGAACTGGTAGAGGCCCGAGCGAGGGGCGACGAACCT